ACTGTCTGAACTCGCTGGTAAAGACTTAGAGACCTTAGTGAACTTACTTAATGTCGAGGTAAACAAACGTACCTCCAGTAAGACAGAGTTTGAAGCTAAGAAGTGTAAGAAGTCTAAGATTGACGATAAGCAACGTGGTCTAATCAGACGCTTCCTTAATGTTAATCGCTGGATTACAGAAGACTTCTACGACATACGAGACAAGGTTCTCGCTGACTAATAACAACACCAGTTCGCTGGCACTCAGGAGACGACTTACATGGCATGGTCTTACGATCCTACAGACTTGGACACTACCACGGCTTCTGGTCGTCTCAACACAGTACGACTGCTAGTCGGGGATACTGACACGGTTGACCAGCAAGCGCAGAACGAAGAGATTACATTTGCTTTATCTGAGAATGGTAACAACGTGTATTACTCAGGGGCTTGGGTTGCACGTTTAATCTCAGCTAAATACTCCCGACAAGTAACGACACAACTGAGTGGAGCCTTAAGTGCTGATTACTCAGACTTAGCCAGACAGTATAAAGCACTAGCAGATGACCTAGAGTATCAAGGTAAGACCGCAGGTGCTTCGGTGGGTGTCCTAGCTGGGGGTATCACTAAGAGTGGCATTGAGGCTGTACGAGCTAACACTAACCGTATCGAAGGCTCATTCCGTAGAGATCGTTTTAAGAACCCACCAAGCTATCAAACACCTGAATACGAATAAGGAGTAAGATATGTCATTCCGCTCCTTTGACCTACTTAACCTAGTTAGAGACTTTGGGGAGACCCTAACTCTACGCAAGGTTACTACTGCTGGTACATACAATCCAGCTACAGGGACAGTAGACAGTTCTGTCACTACAGACTACTCCGTTACGGCATACCTCTATAACTATAACGTAGGTGTCGCTGGTGGTAATGATGAGGTTGTTCGTGGTACTCGCAAGTGTGTCATCTCAGCTTTGGGACTAACTGTTGTCCCTGACTTTGACGATCTGATTATCGGTAGTGGCGACACAGTTAAGATTACCTCTGTCATGTCGTTATTTTCCGCTGGTACTGCTATAGGTTACATCTGTGACGTAGGGGAATAACCTATGAAACAGTCTATCAAGATTAACGCTTCGTTTTACAAGAAGATGGAGATACTTGACGAATATGTAGAAGAGTATGTGTCTGACCAGTTAATAGATATAGCTCAGACTGCCGTTAACCTATCTCCCGTAGACACTGGTGCATATGTTACATCATTCTCTTATTCTGTCGGTGCTGGTAGACCAAGGGGTAAGTCCTCAGATAACAGACCTAAGAAACAAAACCCTCAAGCTATGAGACAAGAAGGTCTTTCTAACTTGATGAAGGACATAAACAAGGTTGACCTAAAGAATACCACAAGCATTACACTCAGGAACGCTTCCCCTCATGCAGACGATGTAGAGAACGGTGGGCCATCTTGGAGAAGGGCTGGGTATAAAGTTTTTGCACAGATAAGGAATATCTATGGCTAGTATTCAGAATGATATTCGGGCTGCACTTGAGAGCCACTTAGCTGGAACATCCGGTCTCCCCGACATAGCCTATGAGAACGTAGCATTTGAGCCTGTGACAGGCACTAGCTTCCTCAAGGTACAATACCTCCCCACGGTCACTAGACCTGCTGTAAGGGGCTTAAACCCACAACTGAGATACCAAGGTGTATTCTCCGTAACAGTCTTTGCCCCCGAAGGTCAAGGCCCAGCTACCGCAGACGACTACGCTAACAAAGTGATAGACGCCTTCGCAGCAACCACTGACATCTCGTTTACCAATGGCGATGCAGAAACAATCATAGTGTCTATTGACTACGCTGAACGTCAGCAGGGAATGATAGATAGTCCTTGGTACTTTGTTCCGATTAACATCGGCTGGTACATATACAAATAACTTCCAATAGGAGAAACCAACATGGCCTTTGCACAGGGTTCACGCTCCAGTCTGTCGTTTATTACTGAATCTACGTTTGGTACGACACCCGCTGGCAACTTTACTAACCTCCCATTCAGCACCCACTCTTTGAACCTTACTAAAGATCGTGTTGCTGGTACTGACATTCAAGCTGACCGTATGGCTCGTGTTGATCGTCATGGCAACCGTCAAGTAGGTGGCGACATTGTTGTTGACCTCCGTGATGGTGACTTCGATGCCTTCCTTGAATCAGCCATGCTAAACACTTGGGCAACTAACGTCCTTAAAGTTGGCACAACACCTAAGTTCTTCTCAATCGAGGATTACGCTGCTGACATCGACCAAGCTCGTGTATTCACAGGCATGTCAGTTTCCACTATGGGTATCTCTCTTGCTCCTAACCAGATGGTAACTACTACCTTCGGTATGGTAGGCAAAGACATGACCATGAGTGCTACTGAGAAGACACAGGATGCTGCCTCAGGTGCTGCTCCCTTCGATGCTTACTCGGGTGACATTTCCATCGGTAACGTAGGCGGTGCTGCTGCTGTAGCCATCGTGACAGCCCTTGACTTCACCTTGAACAACTCCTACGCACCTACCTTCGTCATTGGAGATGATAGCGCACCTTCCCTTGAGTATGGTCGTGCAGAAGTCGAAGGCACACTGACAGCTTACTTTGAAGATGCTGCGTTAATCAACCGTTTCCTCAATGAGACTGAAACTGAGATTGAAGTATCTGTAGATGATCCTACAGGCGCTAACTCTTATACCTTCTCATTCCCACGAGTGAAAATTAACTCTGCTGATGTTGGTGTCGATGGCCCAACTAGCCGTATGATCTCTATGTCCTTTGTAGCCCTCTATGATGCGACAGAGGGTACTAACCTTAAGATCACACGCCCAGCGTAAGAATACCTAGCTAGGTAGTGGAGGCTCCTGAGTCGGGTCGGGGGTCTCCACGTTAATCAACCCGACATAACTTCCCCCGAAAGGAAACCCCGATGGACTTGAAAGACCTGACACCGAATTTAGACGACATTGTTGTTGAGATTAAACATCCAGCAACAGGTGATGCACTCAAGAATGACGATGGCACGAATATGACGATTACTATTCTTGCGCCCCATTCTAAAGAGTATAAGAAAGCTCAACATGAGCAAATCAGCAAGCGGCTTAAGAAAGCTCAGAAGAGTAAGTCTCAAGATGTTGACTACTCAGACATTGAGGAAGCTACGCTGGAGGTCTTAGCTAAGACGACTAAGGCTTGGAACATTACCTACGGCGGAGAGATGCCTAAGCTCACTGTCGCTAAGGCCAAAGACATTTACGAAGAAGTCTTTTGGATTAAGAGCCAGCTTGAGGAGGTAGTAACTGACTCTCTGGATTTTACGAAGGTCTGATCTGTGAGTTAGTTGAGTGGGCTGAACACCAGTTCAAACTCAATAGACCAGATCAGAACGGCACTACAGAACGAGAACATCTTGAACAAGTAGAGAGGCAGACTGGACGTAGAGTAGAAGCATTGGAACCCCCGACACCCTTCCCCATGCTAATATCCCACGTTTGGTCTGCCTTTATTGCTTTAAGCTCTAGCAGAGGGTCAGGCTTTAGTGGCCCAGAGCCTATTACCTTTGAGCAGATTAAGGCATGGAAAGAACTTACGGAAACATCTATTGAGCCTTGGGAGATTGAGGCCATCAAGAGAATAGACCTAGAATACTTAAGGGTGGCAAATGGCTGATCTGACATTTATCGTAGATTATAGTAGCTTAAAAGCTGCAAATGAAGAGATAGAAAAAACTGGTTCTTCCGCTCAAAAATCTGCAAAGGTCTTTGAGGCTGCCTTTAAATCTGCTGAACTTCAAACCAAAAAGCATCTCAAAACTGTCCGGGATCAGATCAACTTCAGCAAGCGTATGGAAGCGCAGAAGGCTAAAGAGGCTAAGGTTTTACAGGCCTCTGCCGCTAGGACTGCTGCTGAAGAAGAGAGATTGAGAACCAAGTTTGTAGCTGGTCATGCCGCTATGAATATCTACTCCCGTGAACTTGACGAACTTGCTAGGGCAAGAAGACTTGATATAATTTCTGCCAAGCAACAAGCCGCTGCTGTAGAGAGCCTTAATAAGGACTTTAAAGAAGGCACCGGTATTTTTGCAAATTATGCAAGCGGTGTTATGAAGGGCGCTAACCGCATGGGTGTCGCCATGCAACAGACTGGTTATCAAGTGGGGGACTTCTTGGTACAGGTTCAGTCCGGCACTAATCCTATGGTTGCCTTCGGTCAACAGGCTACACAGTTAGTTGGCGTGATGTACTTGTTGCCTCAAGCCACCCTTGCTGCAAAAGTTGGTTTCATGGGCCTTCAGATGTCTATGGGGGCCATAGTTGCTGTCGTGAGTATTCTTATCCCACTCGCAACAGCTATTGGTGCGTACTTTCTCAGGTCCGGCAAAGAGGCTAAGGAGGGGGCAGAGGGGATAGACACTTATGCTGAGGCTCTGGGAAGATTAGAGGGAAAACTAGCGAGTTTAACTGAGAAAAGACTTTCTGCCACAACTCAATTTGACCCTGAAGTTTTGAAGGCTAGTGAAAAGAGACTAGAGTTAGCAAACCTCATAGCCCAAAAAGAAGTAGAGAGCATTGGCTTCACGGGTGAAAAAAGAGAGCTAGTTGACAATCTTATAAACACACTAGAATTGGAACTTGAAAAAGAGACCAAGAAGATTGAGTTTATACAGAATCGTATAAGAAAAGAAGAGGAAGCCGCCGCCGCTAGAAAAAAGGCAGCAGAGGAAGCAAAGGCAGAGGCGGAAGCCTTAATCAAGAAAGAAGAGGCCAGAGAGGCTGTACTAAAAAAACAAAGGGACGCCAGAAGGCAAATCTACAGAGAGATTGCAAAAGAGGGTGATGCCGCAGATCGCTTAGGTATGGCAGAGGGTCGCCGGGCTTTAGTAATCAAATTGAATATTGAAAGGGAAGAGAAGCTACAAGCCCTAGAGAAGGCTGGGCTTGCAAGAGACTCTGAGGCTATGCTCATTGCCCACGATCGGATTACTGCAACACAAGCACATACTCTTGCAATTTACGATAGGGCTGAAGCAGAAAAGCAAGCGGCAAAAGATAAGGCTGCTGCGGATAAGAAGGCGCTTGAGGACGCTGCGGCTAAGAAGAAAGCAGAACTTGAGGCCGCTCAAGCCGCTTATAAAGCCCTTAAGGTAACAAGAGACCTTGCTAACACCGTTGGTTCTTCTATGGAGACAGCTATGATGTCTATGGTAGATGGCACTAAGTCCGTCAAGGATGCCTTCCGTGATATGGCTGCTGATATTGTTAGACACCTCTACAAGGTTCTTGTCGTCCAGCGGATGATAAGTGCTATTGGTGGAGTTATTGGTGGGCCTATAGGAAATGCCCTATCTACCTACGGTCAAGCTGACGGTGGAGCATGGCAAGGTGGATCACAGATACAAGCCTACGCTGACGGTGGTGTAGTTGGTGGTCCAACCTTATTCCCTATGGCTGGTGGTAAGACTGGTCTTATGGGAGAAGCTGGGCCTGAAGCTATCATGCCACTTAAGCGTGGTGCTAACGGTAAGCTAGGCGTACAGATGGA